CGGCCATCCATGCCAATCAGCAAATGACGCGGGGAATCAGCAAATGGCTGGCGTGAAGGGAAAAAGCGGCGGTGCGCGCCCGAATTCGGGCGGCAAGCGCGAAGGGGCGGGCCGCAAGAGGGTGGCTGCGGTCCTGATCGCGCCGGAGATGGCAAAGGCCAATCCTGGCGAGCCGCTGGACCCGCGGCCGACGCTGGAGTTGGTCGCGCTCGGCCATCTGGACGTGAGCCCGTCCCAGATGAAGGCCCTCCTGGCGCTGCTGCCATACGTCCATGCCAAGCGCGGCGAGGGCGGCAAGAAGGAGCAGAAGCAGGCCCAGGCCGAGAAAGTCGCCAGCCGGTTCGCTCCTGCTGCGCCGCCGCGGCTGATCGCGGCTGGCGGCAAGAAGGTGTGATCGCATGGCGTGGAGCACGGCTTGCCCGGATTGGGAGGATCGGCTCGTCGCGGGGCTTTCGATCATTCCGGCGCCGATTTTTCCGGAGCAGGCCGCGCAGGCGCTCGAGATTTTCAAGTCGTTGCGAGTGGTCGATCTGCCGGGCAAGCCGACGTTCGGCGAGTGCTCCGAGCAGTGGGTGTTCGATTTCGTGGCGGCCATCTTCGGCGGGTATGACGCGGACACCGGCAAGCAGTTGATCCGCGAGTACGGCCTTCTTATTAGCAAGAAGAACACGAAGTCCACGATCGCGGCTGGGATCATGCTCACGGCCCTGATCCTGTGCTGGCGCGAGGAAGAGGAGCACCTGATCCTGGCGCCAACCAAGGAAGTGGCGGACAACTCCTACAAGCCGGCCGCGGCGATGGTGCGCGAGGACGAGGAGCTGTCCGCGCTGTTCCACATCCAGGACCATCTGAGGACGATCACGCACCGGGTGAATCGCAACAGCCTGAAAGTGGTGGCAGCTGACACCGACACGGTGTCCGGCAAGAAGTCCGGCAAGGTGCTGGTCGACGAGTTGTGGGTGTTCGGCAAGCGGTCGAACGCCGCTGCGATGTTCATGGAGGCGCTCGGCGGCCAGGTGTCGCGCGAGGAGGGATGGGTGATCTACCTGACCACCCAGTCCGACGAGCCGCCGGCCGGGGTGTTCAAGGAGCGGCTGGATTACTGGCGCGACGTGCGCGATGGCAAGGTTGCCGACCGCAAGACGTTGGGTGTGCTGTACGAGTTTCCGCGGAGGATGCTCGAGGACAAGGCGTATCTCGAGCCCGAGAACTTCTACATCACGAACCCGAACATCGGGCGGTCGGTGAGCGCCGAATGGCTGCACGACCAGCTGCGCAGGGTCAAGGCGAAGACGGACGGCACGTTTCAGCAGTTCCTCGCAAAGCACCTGAACGTCGAGATCGGCCTGAATCTGCGGTCGGATCGGTGGGCGGGTGCGGACTTCTGGGAGGCGGCAGCGGAGCCGGGGGTGACGCTGGACAGCCTGCTCGAGCGCAGCGAAGTCGCCGTGGTCGGCATCGACGGCGGTGGCCTGGACGACCTCTTGGGTCTGTGCGTGCTGGGGCGCGAGCGCGGTACACGCCGCTGGCTGGCCTGGGCGCATGCGTGGGCACACCGGATCGCGCTGGAGCGGCGCAAGGAGATCGCCGCGCGGCTGTCGGACTTCGCCGCTGCCGGGGATCTCACCATCGTGGAGCAGCCGGGGCAGGACGTGCAGGCGGTGGCGGAGATCGTCTGCCGGGTGCGCGACGTCGGCCTGCTGCCGGAAAAGGCTGGAATCGGCGTGGACGCTGCCGGAATCGGCGACATCATCGACGCGCTCACCGCGCCCGGTTGCGACATCGGAATGGAGCGCATCGTCGGGGTGTCGCAGGGCTGGAAGCTCAATGCGGCGATCAAGACGACCGAGCGCAAATTGGCCGCAGGCGAGCTGGTGCACGCAGGCGCGGCCCTGATGGCGTGGAGCGTGGGCAACGCGAAGGTGGAAGCCCGCGGCAACGCCGTGATGATCACCAAGCAGGCGGCGGGCTCCGCCAAGATCGACCCGCTGATGGCGCTTTTCGATGCTGTCAGCCTCATGTCTCTCGCACCGGCGGCCAATGTCATCGGCGAGGACTACGAACTGCTCACCGTCTGAGCGGGGAGAACCACATTGAACCTGCGCGTCTTCAATCTGTGCCTGCTGGTCGGCTGGCTGATGGTTCTCGCTGGCGGTGTCGTGATCAATATCGGCTGGGGAATTGCCGTTGCTGGCGGTCTTCTGCTGGTGTTGGTGCTGATCGGCGCCTATCTGGGCGGCCTGTACGACCCGAAGAAAGCCGACAAGTCGGCCGGTGAGGGCGGCTGATGTTTCTCAGCCGAGTCCGTGCCGATGGCGGGATGATGGACCGCAGCCCGTGGGGGTCGTTCTGGTTCACGCCGCTCGGCTCCATGACGCGCACCGGTGTGCGCGTGACGCCTGTGTCGGCTCTCGGCCTTCCAGTGGTGTATTCCTGCATTCGCGTGCTCGCCGAGAGCTTTGCGGTCATGCCCTTCACGCTCTACCAGCCGAAAACGGGCGGCGGCAGGACGAAGAACACCAAGCACTGGCTCTATCGCCTGTTCGCCAAGAGCCCGAACCGGTTCCAGACGCCCTACGAGTGGCGGCTGATGCTGCAGGGGCATCTCGCGCTTCGGGGCAACGCGTTCTGCCAGATCACGGCCAACGGCAAGGGCGAGATCGTCGAGCTCCTTCCGCTGCATCCCGATCGGATGACAGTCGAACTGCTGGATGCGGCGGGAAACTACCGCTACAGGTACGTCGACGCGAACAACCAGACCTACTACTTTGCCCGCAACGAGATCTGGCACCTTCGCGGACAGAGCGACGACAGCTACCTCGGCCTGAGCCCGATCACGCTGGCGCGCGAGGCGATCGGCGAGGGCCTGTCGATCCAGGCGTATTCGGCGCGCTTTTTCGCAAACGACGCAAAGCCCGGCGGCGGCTGGATCGAGTACCCCGGCCAGTTCGCCACGACCGAGGCGAAGAAGACCTTTCGCGATTCCTGGCAGCAGATGCAGGGTGGCGCGAACGGCGGCAAGGTGGCCGTGCTGGATCGCGGCATGAAGTTCCACGAACTGGGCCTGAACAACAAGGAAGCCCAGTTCATCGAGGCGCGCGCGGCCAAGAAAAGCGAGATCGCGAGCATCTGGCGCATTCCGCCGCACAAAGTCGGCGATCTGTCCGAAGCGACGTTCTCCAACATCGAGCAGCAGTCCATCGAATTCTGGACGGACACGATGCTGCCGTACGCGGAGCTGTGGGAGTCCTCGATCGAGTATTTCCTGCTCGGAGCCGACGAGCCGATGGGGCTGGAGCCCGAGTTCGACATGCGCCGCATGATGCGCGGTGATTCGGTAGCGCGGGGCACTTACTACACCTCGGGCATCAATGCAGGCTGGCTCACCCGCAACGAAGCGCGCGAGCAGGAAGGCTTCGACCCGATCGACGGGCTGGACGAGCCGCTGCGGCCCCTGAACATGGTCGAGGAGTCCGATGCTGCTGCCGACGAGCTGGTAGAAGGCGATAGCGGCGCCGATGACGGCTCCGCGGACGCACGCCGTGCACGACGTCGGTCGCGCAAAGCCGCAGCGAAAAAGGCCATGCGAGAGAGTGCTGTCACACGCGTGGACGCCCTGCTGCTGTCCGCCGCGGAACGCCTTGCGCGCCGGATCATGAAGGAAGGCAAGGCGCCGGAAGCAAGCCTCGTCGCGGCGACCCTGGCGGTTCCGCTGTCGGCGGCGCAGGAGTGGGTGACGGCGCATGCTGCGTTGTCCGAAGTGGGAGAGAACCAACTGATTGCGTCGCTTGTGGCGCTGGGAAAGAGCGTATGACCGACAAACACGACTCCAAGCCGACCGAAGAGCGCCCGGAGGGCCGTGCTTTCCGGTTCGCCGAAGACCTGCGCGGCGCGCCGTGGGCGCTGCAGTCGGACGCCATGGGCATCGTGGCGAGTCCGCTGGCCGCACCGATGCGCGGCGCGCGCGGGGCGGGAGCTCGCTCCGGAGCCATCGCGATCCTGCCGATGAGTGGCGTGCTCACGCCGGGCGGCTACTACGACGGCGGCGACACCAGCACAGACGCCTTCGCTGCCGCGCTCATGGACGTCATCAACGATGACACCGTGGGCGCAGTGCTGCTCGACATCAACAGCCCCGGCGGCAGCGTCTACGGGACCGGCGAACTGGCCGACCTGATCTACAGCGCCCGCAAGGCCAAGCCTGTGATCGGCCTCGCGAACTCGCTGGCCGCCTCCGCCGCTTACTGGACCGGCTCGCAGTGCACCGAGTTTTACTGCACGCCCGGCGGTGAAGTCGGCTCCATTGGCGTCTACACGATGCACATGGACATGAGCGGGCTGATGAATGCCATGGGTATGAAGGCCACGCTCATTTCCGCGGGCAAGTTCAAGACCGAGGGCAACCCCTTCGAGCCGCTCACGGATGAAGCGCGCGCCGCCATCCAGGCGTCGGTCGACGGCTACTACGCAGCGTTCACGCAAGCCGTGGCGCGCGGCCGGAATGCGCCCGTTGCGTCCGTGCGCGACGGCATGGGGCAGGGCCGCGTGCTCGGGGCGAAGGATGCTCTGGCGGCCGGAATGATCGACGGCATCGCCACGCGCGCGGATGTGCTGCGCGGCATGGCTCGCAAGCTGAAAGGTGCGCAAGGCTCCGTAGCGGAACTGATCGCGATGGAGGACGTTCCGGAGCCGGAACCGGTTGCGCAGCCTGATTTCGCTGCCCTTGAGTCAGCCCGCGCCCGCGCGCACGCCGCGCGGGCGCGTGAACTGGACATCCTGAGTCTGTAACTGAGTCCCGGGCTGGCACGGCCCACCCCGCTGACGCGTCCGTAGGCGCTTCAGTGCAGGCCCCGTTGGGCCGTTGTGCAACCCCGTGAGCCCGCGCAAGCGGGCTTTGTCGTTTCTACAGCCGCCTCCGGGCGGCTTTCGTGTTTCTGGAGATCCCAAATGAGTGCAAAGCTCCGCGCCCTGCAGGCCAAGAAGGCCGAACAGGTCCAGGCCGCTCGCGCCTTCAACGACGCGACGGACGCCAAGGCCACCGCCGAAAACCGCGGCTGGACTGACGAGGAAACCGCCGCCTACGCCGCCCTGCGTGACGGCATCGGCGCGACCTCCGCCGCCATCGAACGCGAGAACGCGCTGATCGCCGAAGAGGCCGGCATCGCCGCTGCGCGTCCGGCTGGCGCTTCCAGCGTCGCCATCCCCGCCGCCGCCCGCATCGAAGTGCGCGAGAACGTCGAAAACGACCCGAAGCGCGGCTTCAAGTCCTTCGGCGAGTTCGCGCAGGCCGTCTACGGCGCCTCGCAGGTCAAGGCGGTGGGCGGTGCGGCCGACACGCGCCTGGCGGTGGTGGCCGCCGCGCCGACGACCTACGGCAACGAGGGCGCGGGCGCCGATGGCGGCTTCGCCATTCCGCCGGCCTTCTCGCCCGAGATCTTCCAGCTCTCGCTGGGCGAAGACGCGCTGCTGCCGCTGTGCGATGACGTCAACGTCACCGGCAACAACATGACGTTCCCCAAGGACGAGACGACGCCCTGGGGCAGCAACGGCATCCGCGCCTACTGGCAGGGCGAAGCCGCCGCCGGCACGCAGGTCAAGCCGGTGCTCGGCACCATGGCGCTGCGCCTGAAGAAGCTCATGGCGCTGGTGCCCATGACGGACGAACTGCTGGCCGACACGAGCGCGCTCGATAGCTGGCTGCCCGGCAAGGTCGCCGACTCGATCCGCTGGAAGACCAACGAGGCGATCCTGTTCGGAACCGGCGGCGGCTTGCCGCTCGGCGCGCTGAACAGCGGCGCGGCGGTGGTCGTGTCCAAGGATTCGGGCCAGTCGTCCAACACGCTCACGGCCACGAACCTGGCGAACATGATCGCGCGCCTGCCCTCGGGCTCGTTCGGCAAGGCCGTGTGGGTCATCAACAACGACGTCCTGCCGGCGCTGTTCACCCTGACGCTGGGCAACTACCCGATCTACCTGCCGGGCGGCATGTCGGTGAACGGCGCGATCCAGAGCAACCCCTACGGGATGCTGCTGGGCCGCCCGATCATCGTCAGCCAGCACGCCAAGAGCTTCAGCTCGCAGGGCGACGTGAACCTCGTGGACCTGTCCTACTACCAGGCCATCACGAAGGCGGGCGGTGTCGAGACGGCGACCTCGATGCACATCTACTTCGACGCGGACGCCGTGGCGTTCCGCACCGTGTTCCGCATGGACGGCCAGTCGAAGCTCTCCGCGGCGATCACCCCGGCCAACGGCAGCAACAACCTGTCGCCGTTCCTGTCGCTGCAGGCCCGCTGATCGGTGACGTGAGGGGGCAGCCTCGGCGCTGCCCCTCTTCCCCGCAAACCCTTTCCCCTTCCGGAGTTCACACCATGAACGCAAACGTTGCGGCCGGCGAGAAGCTGGCCATCCTCGGCACGATCGACCCGCAGACCGTCGCCAACACCGAGAAATTCTCGGACGTGATCGACATGAACACGTTCCACCAGGTGCTTGGTATCGCCCTGACCGGCGACATGGCGAGCGAGACGATCGACTTCAAGTGCTACTACTGCGACAGCGACGGCTCCAAC